GATGGCAAAGGTTTTTTCCAGAGACGACGGCAATCTGAGTCAGAGTAGACGTGTAACACGTACTCGACTGTACTCCGACATTGACCTAAGTTTAGATGCGAGAATTGCGCCCCTTTATTCTGAAGGGGATGGTGATATTCTACGCAAGACCGATGCTGCGTCAGTGAAACAGGCAGTAAAGAATTTGTTGTTGACAAATCGTTTTGAGAAACCCTACGATCCAAACTTTGGGGGTGATCTGAATGATCTGTTGTTTGAGTTAGCAGATCCATCTACTGGTGATGAGATTGCAGATCGTGTTGTTGATGCGATTGAAACCTACGAACCAAGAGCAAAGATTTTGGATTTAAAGGTAGTCGCAACACCCGATTATAATTCTGTGTCTGTTGTATTAGAGTTTCGAATTGTAAACTCACAGATATCAGATACGTTACGAGTTAAAATTGCAGACACCGCTGCGGCGGTTACTGCGGTGCCGCCGGTAACACCACCGGTTGAACCAGAAAACATTATATTATCAGAAGAAAGAGAAAGATTACTTACCCTAGATAATCTACTTCTGAGAATTGATGGTCTTGCAATCGTTGACGGTGCTATATTGACTGTACCAGACGAAAACCAACTCTTGACACAAGACGAAATTGTATTGGTAGTAAACCAATCATAAAGAGGATAAGAAATGGCAACTACTATCAAATCAACGGATTTAGACTTTAATCAGATTAAAAACAGTCTAAAACTATTTCTGGCACAGAAGGAAGAGTTTTCGGACTACAACTTCGAAGCGTCAGGAATGTCTAATCTGTTGGATGTGTTAGCATATAATACTCACTACAATGCACTTCTTGCGAACTTTGCTCTGAACGAATCCTATCTTTCAACTGCTCAACTTCGTTCATCTATGGTTGGACTTGCAAGTTCATTGGGTTATACTGTGGGTTCACGGATTGCATCGAAGGCGGTTCTTCGCATGTATCTTGATTATTCATCAACTGGTGAAACCGCTCGACCCGGCTCAGTCACTTTGCCGAAGGGAACATCATTCAACGCCACTGTAGACAGTAAGACCTATACATTCAAGACCAGAGACGTTTTGATTGCAAAAGACGATGGAAATGGTCTATACTATTTTGCACTCAACAATGATACGAACGTACCTGTTTATGAGGGATCTGCTCGAACCAAAACATTCATTGCTGGCCCTGCTAGTGAAAATGACTCGTATGTCATACCAGAAACGAAAATAGATCTTGACACGGTTGAAGTAAGAGTGTATAATAGCGTAACGTCTACTGCATATGATGCTTACACTAATCTTAACACAACCACTAATATCAGTGCTACATCAAAAATATTTGTAGTTAAAGAGACACCAAATGGATTCTATGAAGTAACATTCAGTAATGGATCACGCTTAGGTTTATCACCAGAATCTGGACAAAGAATAGAAGTATTATATGATGTGGTTGCTGGCCCAGATGCAAATGGTGCACGTACATTTACTACGAACACACAGGTAAATGGTAAGTCTTTAAATATCACAACAACGACGTTATCCTCTGGCGGTGCACTCAAAGAGGGAATAGAGTCTATTCGAAAGAATGCGCCTTATCAGTATGCCGCACAAAATAGAGCAGTGACAGCAGAAGATTACTCTGCACTGGTATTAAGAGAGTTTGGAAACAATGTCAGTGACGTGAAGACATGGGGCGGTCAAGATAACATTCCCCCTCGTTATGGTGTTGTATACATGTCATTAGTTTTCAATACAACAGATCCCTCAGTCATTCAGGACACAAAGGATAATATTAGAGACTTGTTTAAGGATCTTGCGGTCATATCGTTCGATGTTGATTTTATTGATCCTATCGAGACATATATCGAAGCACAGGTATTCTTTCAGTTTAATCCCAACTTAACTTCCGTGACACAATCTGTCATAGAAAACAGAGTATCGACATCTGTTCAGTCATTCTTTAACACCAATTTAGGGGACTTCGATCAGTCGTTCCGAAGATCTAATCTCTTAACAGAAATAGATGACGTAGATCCTTCGGTTCTGTCATCACGAGCAACAATCAAAATGCAGAGCCGATTTGTGCCTGTAGTTGGATCAGGTAACTATACAGTCACATATCCAACGTCACTGGCGGCTGCAGATGATAAACTTTATATCATTGAGAGTGATAACTTTAGATACAAGGGTGACATTTGTTATCTTCGAAATCGATTGAATAGTACGATTCTCGAAGTCTACAATGTATCAACCGGTCAATTGGCAGTGGATAACATTGGATCTTATGATCCGACTACTGGTGTATTAAATTTAGAAAACTTCACTATTAGTTTATTGGGTGGAGACTATGTGAAAATTACAGCATTGCCCGCAAACCAATCTACGATTACACCTCTACGAAATAATATTCTTCGTTACGATGCAGAAGAATCTAGTGCTAATGCTGTATTGAGTGCATCACTATAAATAGGATAACAAAAGAGAGTAACTAATTCATGTCAAATAGTTTCATAACAACCGATACTAAGTCACTTTTTCTTGACCTTTATCGACAGGATATTGAAGGTGATGCAAACTATTATCTTGCATTGTCTGGTGCTGACTCATCATCGGCAGGTTTGTTTGGACAAAATCAGGCAAGAAATGAAATGAACTTTGTCAAGGTTATTAGTAACAAGTCGTTTGTTGTTCCAAACACAACATGGTCTTCTGGTCAGACATATAATGCATATGACGATAATGACCCCGACCAAACGTTATTCTATGTGGTGAATAGTTTAAATGAAGTGTTTGTTTGTATCGAATCCAAAAAGAATGATGAAGGTGTCGTACAACCTTCTACGCAAGAACCCACAGGCGCGATTGCTGTTGCATTTAACGCCAAGCAAAATACATTTTATACTTCAGACGGATACCTTTGGAGATACCTTTATAAACTGACCGGTCTTGCAATTAACAGTTTCAAAACAAATACTTATTTGCCGGTATCAAAAGTTCGAACAACAACATCGTCCATCGCAGAAATTTCTGAACAGTTTAATTTACAGAGTGGGGCAACTGCCGGCGAAATATTAAGTCTCGCAATCGATTCGGGTGGAACAGGTTACACATTTGCTCCAAGGATTACTGTCGTAGGTAATGGTACTGGAGCATCTTTTTCGTGTGAAATTGATGAAGGAAAGATTGTAAATGTCACCGTTGATTCGGATGGGTTTAAAAATATATCACACGGTTCTGGATATGACTATGCAAATGTCACATTGACCGGTGATGGTGGAGGCGTTCTTCGTGCGGTTTTTGGGCCAAAAGAAGGTATCAATGCAGACCCCGTTCATAGTTTACGTTCTTCTCAGTTTATGGTCAACACTGAGATACAGAATAATGAAAATGGAACAATACCTCTTGCAGATCCGGTCAATGATTTTAAACAGGTCATGTTGTTACGCAATCCCACCAAATTTGGTACTGACTCAGATTTTATAGCAAACGCTGGAAATGCAATGAATTATTTCGAAGTCGTTTCCGCAACCGGAACATTTATTGCGGATGAAATTTTCGAAAATGGTGACGGTAATCAAGCAAAGGTTTATTGGCACGATAGAGTCACGTCGCCTGAAAGATTATACTATGTGCAAAACCACACTACTGGATTTAAAACATTTGGAGTAGGACAAACTCTAACAGGTACTACTGGAACACAGGCTGTGATCGGTTCTAATGGACTCAAGAATCCAGAAATTGACCGATATTCGGGTGATGTACTGTACATAAATAACCTTGAAACCGCAATTGACCGTACCTCAACTCAAACAGAAGACATTAAAATTGTCATTGATCTAGGACAAGAAGGGTAAAATATGGCAACTACATTCACATCCGCAACCTTACAGGGTACATACGATGATGATTTTGATCAGGATAAGCATTTTCATCAAATCCTGTTCAACAGTGGACGTGCACTACAAGCACGTGAACTGACACAACTTCAGACACTCATCTATAAAGAGTTGGGACGACTTGGTCGTAACATCTTTAAGGAGGGTGCAGCTGTTTCATCGGGCGGTATGTCAATCAATTCATCTTATGAATATGTTAAGATTGCATCCACAAATGCAGGTGGGGGATTTGAGGATATACCTGTTGGTACAGTATTCCGTGACCCGAACACTCTAATTGAAGCACGTGTTCTTGAAGTCCGACCAAAAAATACTACGACTGGTTTTACTCGTGATACTCTTTATGTTCAATACATCGATGCGGGTGATCAGGTCATTGCGAGCACTCCCGCCAGATTTGGTGATGATGTCACTCTTCTAGATCAATCGGGTGGTGGTTATGAACTGACAACCGAAAATGTAAATGCTTCGGGACGGGGCGTAAAAATAGATGTAGAAACCGGAGACTTCTTTGTCCTTGGTCGTTTTGTAAACGCATCCCGTCAGTCATTGATCCTCAACCCTTATGATCAATCATTCACCGGTGCAGTCGGATTTAAGGTTGTTCAAGAAGTTGTAACTGTCAATGACGATACTTCATTGTACGACAATACTGGGGGTGTAACTAATACCGCTTCGCCAGGCGCAGATCGATATCGAATCACACTGACTTTGGTTGACAAGGCGGACACTACTTCAGACGATACGTTCTTATTCCTTTCAAATATCGAAAACTCTACTATTGTTGAAAAGGTAGACGAGGACGACGCATACAACAAGATCAACAATCTTTTGGCGACTCGAACAAGTGAAGAGTCGGGTGATTATGTTGTTGATCCATTTATCATCAATTATCAAGATGATCCAGATGACGCAGATAAACTTGATTTGGTAGTATCTGCTGGTACTGCCTATGTCGGTGGTTATCGAGTTGAAAATCCATCACCTCTCAAGTTATCTGTTCCAAAACCTCAATCAACAGATACTCAGGTAAACGATGTTGTTCCTATTAATTATGGAAACTATTTCCTTGTTGATTCTGGTCAGGGCACTTCTATTCTAGACCTTGGAGAAGTAACTCTAGGAACAGTCGGAACCGATCCCGAATCCGGTACACGAATCGGTACCGCTCGTATTCGTGCAGTAGAAAAGATCACAGGCAATGCTGGATTGTTGGATGGTGCAACTCACAAAGTATTTGTAACAGACGTAAAGGTTGATGCCGGACAGGATATTTCACAAGTTAGATCGATCGGTACATCGACTGATTATTATTCACTTCGTATCAATTCAAGTGAAACCAAAGCAAAACTCTATGAAACTCAAGGCAACTCATTGTTGTTCCCCACTACACGTCCTCGTGTTGCATCAATTGGAACTGATATTGTTCTGAGAGAACAACGATTTGTCAATGCGGGTTCAGTTAGTTCAGGTACCGTAAACATTGATGCAGAATTGGGTGCAGGAGAAACATTTGTTGATC